GAACGCCGCAGTGCTTTACGCACGGTCTTATGTAAGACACGCTGGTCTGGATTTCTATTCAGTCCAGATGTCTAAATCAGACCAACGTAAAGGAATGCGTGGCTCCCGTAGCTGGTACTGGTCAAAGGACACCCATGTGGAGAATCGCAGAGATGCGAAGCGCATCCGTGACGTGGAGTTTCTGGGCGATGTCGATTACTACATCGACATGCCCAGTTTGCTCACTAGGGAAGCACGCACACGATTACTCTACACGGTTGTTCCCGAAACCGCAGCATCCCATGTTGACGACACAACGATGTTTTTCAACGAACATGGAGAACTTGAAAGCCGCATATCAGGTGGCGGACATTACGTTCACCGCCTATGGAATTACGAGGGTGATTCCTGTGTGGTCTTCGGGTTCCCATGGTTAATCCCAACGTTCAGAACCTACGCAATTGAGCGCAAGCAGGTTGCCACTAACCGGCAAATCATCTTGCTTACTCCCATCAAGTCGTTCACCTTCCTTGGTGCGCTACTTGCTTACTTTATGGTAAGTGGGAGACGATTGGAGCGTTTTGACCCTATTGTTACTGGAACAAAAGGGGAGAAATTTGTCCGTTTTGAAGTGCAAACTCGAAACGGCCTGTTCATCGCGACGGGAGTACCGAATACAATGGCCTCGGCTCTAGTACCTGCAGAGACAGACTCGGGTATTAGAATCGCAGCCTTGTTAGGGACCACGAACCTCCAAATGCCGACTACTGCGTCCTGGTTGCCTAAGGGCAACAAGATTGATGCAGCACTCCTTACGTACTACCATCGTAGTGCTACACCGCGTAAGGTACCGACCGTCTACCCAGTAGAGGCCGGAGTCCGAGCATATCAGTTCAAACCCGAGGTATACAATCCTGAGTTGAAAGCCACAATGACCCCCTTCATGTCCCCTTTAGTTCACGCTGCCTTCGCACCAGCCAATGGTGAGTCCAGTGAGCAGCAGTGTGTAAAGGGTAGGATTAATGATCTCAAGCGCCCTGAACCAAAATTCAATGCGTTTAGAGACAACTGCATTGACGAGTTTGTCGCCCTCGTCATCGGAGAAGAAGTTCTCCAACCATTCAGTGTTGATGCTATCAGGGAGCACCAACAACGCCCATCCCAAC